TAATACTTTGCGTCTGTTTCCTTCTCAATAACCTTGTTTTCTTTAAGTAGCCTAAACAAATTAGTTATTTTCAATTCATATTTATCTGCCAAATCATATAATCCCAAACTACCTTTCTTGTAATCTCTTATTATTTTGGTTATTTCCTCAGGTTCAGGCGTTCTCATTAAATGTTCTAATTGTTCTGGTTCCATATCATATTCTTGTTCCTCATCATATTCTTGGCGACCAATTACTTCAATTCGACACTCATGATAATCATTAGCGCTTTGTAGTCCATCGCGGCAACCATCCCACTCTGGTATTGATTCATATAATTCTTCCATTTCCATATTATATTTCCAAGCTGTTTTTCTTATACTAGAACACGAATGAAAATACTCTAAAATTTCAAGAGCATTCTCCTCTGTTTGCGCGTCTATTACCTGGTTTAATCTCTTATTTTTTTCCTTTAACTGTAGAATTTCTGCCTCCAATCTGGCAACTGTCTCCCGTAAAACCTTATTCTCTTCATATATCTCATCGACGCTAAAATAACTACTCATTTTGTATTGTATACATATATATCACAATTTGTGTTTATATTCTATTTTTATATTTTGTTAATCAAAAAACAACAAAGAACTAACAAATTTACTTATCAATGACTACTTCCCGAGCCACATTTCGGATAATTTGCATCATATTTTTACTTTGTTCTTCACTTGAAATGCCAGACATTGCGTTTGATACAATTTGTAAATATTGGTCATTCTTTCTTGAGCTTGGGTCTCTACAGTTTGGATGTGCTGCCGCCCAAGCCGAAATTTGTCTGATATTTTGATTTGTAACTTGACGAATTGCGTTCTTCATTTGTTCATTATTTTCATCATTTTTTGTCCATTTATCATCTGTTTTAATGTAAATTACTTCACGTTTCAAATCACTACAATGTATTGGGCGCTTAAATTTATCCACATCTTGTAGATTTTTGACTATAATTTTGGAAATACCATCAACATATCCTAGTCGTCCAGTGTCTTCTAAATCAGACAATTGAATTTTAATTGAATTCACAAAATCATTGATATTTAAAGCATCTTTACATTGTTCATTTAAGAAAAACTGTAGATTAAATGTCTTATTATGTGAATTATTATGAATATTATTGCTTGTTGTGTTGTTATTTACTGGCTGCATATGTTTAAACATTTCTATCATTGTACTTTTCATCTCTTTCATAAACAGCATCATCATCTCTTTTTCATTACTTTTCTCTAAATCCTTGTCTTCCTTTTCTTTTTCCTTGTCTAAATCCTTGTCTAAATCCTTGTCTAAATCTTTTTCATCCTTGTCTTCTTTGTCTAATTCTTTATCCACGGCATTTACCATAACACATGTTTTTTTGTGGCGATAATAACCACTATCATATTTATAAGTTTTCCCACAAATACATTCAAAATTTCCGGATATTTTTTGGGTAGTTCCTATCGAATTTACTATCATTTTATGTTTTGTAGTAGAAAGATGTCTTATATATTGACTTTTTCTACACGATAAATAGTTACAACTTTCACAAAAGAATTCGGATGGTACTTTTTGGTTCATAAGTCCTATCTTATACAGACAAAATAAAAGTTTCTAAAGTTCTGGACGCAAAAATTCAAAAAATATCATCACAATTTTTTACAACCCAAAAAAATGTTTTAGAGCATATTGGTCACAATGTGACTTTTTGGCCTTTTTCGGAACTTATTTGACTATCATCTTTTTGGACATTTTTAAAAATGTCCAAAATCGATTTTCCTTTTTACTTTTTAGAAAATTTTTGTTATTGGAAAATATAGTAAAAATACTAGTATATTTTATATGAGCATTATGGTTACAAATTATTTAACATTATAAAAACAATATTTTTCAGTCACAAAAGTCCCATTATTTTACTTTATTGAATCAAGAATTTTAATTAATATACCTTTCAATTCAGTATTACTTACATTTTTCACTAAATTTGTACCACAATTATGTATATTTTTATGTTTCCATAAGCCTTGTCTATGTTTATAAGAATTACCACAACTACAATTATGTGACTTTGTATTATTGTTGTCGGAACTAACTAACAAATTATCTTTATGTTTGGCTGTTAATAAATGTTTGTTATAATTAAATTCTTTATTAGTTTTATAACTACATTTATCGCAAATATATGCGTTTTTAAGGTCGTCGTCCATATTAGTAATAATATTTATTGTCTTTAATACAATATATATTATTTTAAACCACCTTCTTTTTGCGACCACGCTTCTTTTTTACAGGTTCATCTTCTATCTTTTCAATTATTATAAGAGGTGTAGTATCATTTATAGACGATGTAGTGGAAGACGAATCGCTTCCAACAGATTCATCTAAAGTTTCTTCTTTAAAACCTTCATCTACTTCTTTTAAAACAACTTCTTCATTTTGTACAACTTCTTCATTTTGTACAACTTCTTCCTCTTCTTCTACTACTTTTTGTACAAGTTCTTCTTCTTTTACTACTTTTTGTAAAACTTCTTCTTCTTCTTTTTCAAGTTCTTTTTCAAGTTCTTTTACTACTTCTTCAATAACTTCTTCAATAACTTTATCAACATTTACAGGCATTTCTTCTTTCAAAACTTTTTCTATATTTTCTAAATTAGATGGTTTATTTGTATTATTAGTTGCGCCGCAAAACATATTGCCCATTTTATGAAATCTTTTTATATAATTATTTGTTTATTTTGACGACAAATAATTACATAAATACATTTTATAATTATAATACAAATGTCTAAAAATGAAGCATCATTTGTTTATTTATTATTATCTAGCGATAATGCCACTTATGTTGGCGCTACAGTTGACCTAGATAGGCGTCTAAGGCAGCACAATAAGGAGCTAAAGGGTGGCGCACATGCCACTGGCGCCAAGGTAGAAAAAGGTGAAATATGGTTAAGAGCCGCCCATGTAAAAAACTTTCCTGACTGGCAATCAGCGCTTCAATTTGAGTGGCGTTGGAAGCAAATCAGTCGCAAATTGCCTGCTAAAATGCTGCCGTTGGAACGCCGGCTTTTGGCGGTCAATATGCTGTTAAAAATGGAGAGACCGACTACAAAGGCCAAAGCATACACCGAGTGGCCTGTAGCTCCGGAACTAATATTGGAGGACGGGGAAGCAAAAAGTATCTATGAAAAAATTACAAATACAAATATAAAACAAATATAAACACAATGCTTGTATTATAACTAACATATTTTCATAATGGAAGTCAAACAAAGTACAAAAATCAATGGTTTAGGATTATTTTCAATCAAACAATACAAAAAAGGAGATATCATTTTTGTTTTAAAAGGTGAAGAGACCAAATATCCAACACGGGAGAGTATATATGTTGGCAATAATACACACGTTTTAGACCAAATGGGTCAGTACATTAATCATTCTTTTGAACCTACAACACAAATACAAGGCTACAATATTGTCGCATTAATAGATATAAATGAAAATGATGAAATAACATTCAATTATAATGATAATGAAGTAACAATGGCTTGCCCATTTACAGTAAACGGACAATCAGTTTGTGGCAATATGATTAAAATAATATAAAATATGTAAAATAATATAAATAATTATAAAATAATAAAATATGAACTCATTACCAAATATTAAAGAGGCAAAAATTGGCATAATATACGTTTATTATGAGCGAAAAAATGAGCAAAAAAATCAGACAAATTTGTCATTTTTTATAAAATATGGATTAAATGATAAATTATGGGCTAAATTAAATATATCAACTTTATTTGTTGTCAACGGGCATCAATGTGAAGTACTAATTCCTACAAAACCGAATGTATATTTATTAAAAGAAGACAATTGTAGTGACTGGGAAGGCTGGTATAATGGCATTAAGTATTTTGAAAATACCAAAGGAACAAAAATATGGGAGCAATTTGACTACTTATGTCTAATAAACGCAGGAGCAATAGGACCCATTTATGAATCAAATATAGAAGACCATTGGTTAATACCATTTTACAAGAAAATGGTAAAAGATGGGGCAGTTATATGTAGCCCATGTATGTCATTTTTACCAAATACAAATCCGGGAGGGCCAGGCCCCAAAGTGATACCAATATTTAGCCTAATAAGATGTACTGAGCCCATTATAAATTTACTTACAAATGTACAAGTATCTTGTACGGATGAATTTTCAAATGATATACATTGTAAACAGCATGCTATAGAATTATATGGTACTCATCAAAATACGGTATTAGGGTCTAAACGTGATAAGCAAGATGCGGTATTAACAGGTGAATATGGAATGTCTAGAATAATGATTAAAAATGGTTACAAGTTAACAAGTTTATTGTACAATGATGATAATTTTAATTGTAACAATCCTCAAAATTGGGCAATAAATGGCAATACTGAACCTGACCGTTATAAGTCATTTAACGGGCAAAATGTACCACTATCTACCATATTTATAAAAAATATATGGAGATGGGAAAATAGTTATGTATGTTTACCTGTTTTATATAATGAATGTAAAGACTTTGTTTATTTAAAGCTAAATATGAAACCTATTTTTCAAGAATTTCATAATATTTCTTATAATTATGATATGTTGAATGTTAAATCATATGGTAAGGGCTTACATGCTTCCCCTGATTGGAATTCAAAACAAGATTTTTACAATAAATATGGGTCAACTGAAGAAATAATATTATTTAATAAACCTACTGTAAATTTTAATGGTTGTTTAATTTACGCACATTATGATGCTGATAATATTGTAAAAGATTATGTAATACAAACTATCAAAGCATTTCGATATTTAGGTTACAATATTTTATTTTTTACAGCATCACAAACTTTAACAAATGTAGATGTATTACCATGTAATGTTTTTTATGTGAATAATGATGGAGCCGGGACAGATTGGAAAATTTGGTTACATGGTTGCAATTATTTAAAAAAACACAATGAAAACAAATATTCACACATATTCTTATTAAATGACAGCATTATATTACCGATTAATGGAATATTCAATTTAGGCAAAACAATACATCAAATGCGTAATACATCCGATTTTTGGGGTCATTGGGAGTCAACAGAGGTAGAATGGCATATAGTTGGAACACCTATTGAATTTAAATATACTATGATGAATGATATAATGAATTTTATAAAAAATACAATACCATTTTGTTCTAACAAAATGGATTATATTTTAAAAATGGAAGTTAAATTCGCAAAATACTTAGTAAACCTTGGGTATAAATGGAATACTGTTATTAAAATCAATAGTCTTGATACAAACAATGTTTCTTGTCCTGTATTTAACCCAGTTAATATTCATAAATGGATAAATAATCCTAGCTCTTTTGGAATAAAATGGAAATATATGATATCGTATTTAAATCAGAACATAGTAAGTCCTGAGTTAAACTATTTAACAAGGTTTTTACATTATGGAAAATATGGCATTATTTCTGATGGAGAAAAGATTGGAGCATTTAGACAATCAATTGATGAATAATTACGTTTATGACTTTAACCAATATTTAAACCATTTTACGAATAACAATTTCTGGAAAATATGCCTCCAATACGACGCATTTTTTGTTACCCTTATATTTTCGTATTTTTTCCTTTATTTCTGTAGCAAAATTCCATGCTAATATTAATATAACGTATTTATTACCACTTTCTAAAGCATTTGTATCATTTATAAAATGGTCTATACTAACAATAGGTATATCCATTTTTGGTGAAAGTAGACCAATTTTTAATGGATTTTCATCAATAATATAATCTAAACTAATTTCTCCATAACAAAGCACAGTTTGTCCTTTGGCAGCTGCGCCAAAACCAATACATTTATAACCATTTGATTTATAATATGCTATTTCTTGTTTTAAATTATCGACAATTACCTGTGTTTTTTCATTGAATTTAATATATGTTTGTTCATTGTAAATTTTTTTATCTTCCTCTTCATTTAAATACTTATCTACAATCACTTTTGTTTCTAAATTGGATACCTTACTTATCTCAAAAATATAACTATGACCATGGATTTCAGCATGTAGAACGCGGTTTAAAAACATACCATTTCGCTCCACCAAGGTTTTCATTGACTTGGTATTATAAAACGAAATATGCTCGTGGTATGTTGTGTCAAATTCATTATTTATAATCATGTTCTTTTGGGATGTTTGAATAAATAGTAGTGTGTTATTGTCCATTACTAATTTACAAGCTTGTAAAAACTCGTCTAGATATTGAGTGTGAGCAAATACATTTTGGGCCGTAATAACATCCATAATAGGCAACTGTTTTGCCGCACTTTCATTCCAAAAATCACATATAACTTGATGTCCTTTTTCAACCGAAATTGGTACCAAATTTGTAGCCGGGTCAACACCATAAGTTATCCAACCAAGCTCCTTAAAACAGTCCAATTGCGACCCATCATTTGACGCAATATCTAATATCTTTTTTTCTTTAGTAGAAACTTCAGTATTTTTACTGTTATAATAATTATCAATCATTTTGGCATTCTCTTTAAAAAAAATAGTACCAGTTTGAGATGTACCACTAACATACTTATAAGTTTTAAATAACAATTCAGGATTTACAGCATGAGATAATTGACAATGAAAACAATTTGGACAATATTTCAATTTAAGAGGATATACATCGCACACATCACCTTTTTCATGATAATTATTTGCTAAAGGTTGTAATCCTAAGTCCAAAAACAACTTATTTTGTGTTTTACAACACAAACACGAAATAAGTTCTAAACACTCATTTAAACTCATTTATAATATTATATTATTAATATTATAAAACAATGAATAAAACTTATTCAGATAAAAGAGGCAAATTATTTTTTCCTGTCAAAAACCAAATATTCAAGCAGTGTACTGTAAGTGTTAACAAACAATTTGTTTTTAGAGGTATACATATAAACAATTTTGACAAGTTAGTTACTTGTATACAAGGTAAAATATTGGATATTATAATTAACTTTGACAATACAGCACCCGATTATTTGATACCAAAGTATTTTTATTTAGACCCAAATACCGAATTATTTGAAATACTTGTTCCAAAGGGATATGGTCACGCATTTTTATCTTTAGAACCAGACTCCATATTAGTATATCATCTTGAAGATGATTTTATTGATAACGAAACAAGACATATTCATTACTTAGACCCATATATTAATATAGTGTTTCCACCAAACATAAATAACAACAATATCATTCTGTCTGAAAAGGATGATATTAAAAATTTTGTAAGACCAATTGATTATATTGTATTTGGTCCAAATGGATTTTTAGGCTCTAATATTGTTAGTATGTTGAAAATCAAAGATAAGAATTTTATTACTTCTAATTTAAGACTACAAGAAACTTATAAAATCAGAGAGTTATTTGAATTGTATAAACCCAAATTTGTAATTAATTGTGCTGGAATTACAGGAACTCCCAATATTTTCTGGTGTGACGAACATAAAACAGAAACAATAGAACATAATATCACATATCAATTGACAATGGCAGCAATTTGTAAAGAATATGGTATACATTTGACCATTTTTGGGTCGGGAGGAATATTTAATAATGATAACAAAGTTTACTTGGAAACAGATACAGGTAATAACTTTAGTAATTATTATGGAGAATCTCGGATTTTATTAGAAAATATAGTAAAACAATACAATAATGTATTATATTTACGAATTAATTACCCTATTAGTAGCAAACAATCTAACAAAAACTTACTAACAAAACTATTAGGTTACAAAACAATTGACAATGTTGAAATATCGGTGACATATATAGACAACTTATTTCCTATTTTATTTAAAATGATAGAACAAAATGAAATAGGCATATGTAATTTTACAAATCCTGGGCAAATAAACCTACTTGATATTATTAATATATATAATCATACAACAAATTCTCATATTAATCCTATAATTAATCCTATAATTAGTTTACAAACTAGTAGCGTAATAAATAAACGCTCATTTTCTAAATTACAATCAGACAAACTAACAAAATATAGACCATTGGATATTAAAAATGCTATTGAAGAATGTTGCGAAAAATATGAGTAAAATAAAATATAATATAATTAAAATAATAATATAAATGACGTTTGGAAAATATACATATGGCAATCCAACTATAATGTATCAAAATAATAATGCAAAGTTATTTATAGGTAATTTTTGTTCAATAGCAACAAATGTTATAATTTATTTAGGAAATGGTATAGGTCATGATAGTTCGTTTGTATCAACATATCCATTTGGTATTATTCATAATAAAGTATTTAAAAATGTTACTAATAATGCTCGAAATACAAAAGGTGATGTTATTATTGGTAATGATGTATGGATTGGTGAGAATGTTAAAATTATGTCTGGTGTAAATATTGGAGATGGTGCTATTATTGCAAATAATAGCCATGTTGTAAAAAATGTAGAACCTTATAGTTTAGTTGGCGGTAACCCAGCACAAATTATTAAATATAGGTTTACACCTCAACAAATAGCAAAATTATTAGAAATTAAATGGTGGGATTGGAATGATAATAAGATAAACCAGTTTTTACCATTAATATGCAATTCAAATATTGATGAATTCATAAACAAAGCTAATCTGTAACCAAATTATAACGACAAGGGAAGTAACCATTTGTAGCAAAGTAATTATAAGACCCGGTTGATTTTCGACAAACATCACCAGTTTGATGTTCAGCATATTCATAAAAGGCATCGTTGTCTATCCAACCACCAAATAGTAGTACATGTTGACTCGGTTTCAAAATTGAATCTCCTTTTTTCAAATCTCCTTTTGTAATTTTTGTACATATTTCCTGCATATTGCTGGTAACATGTCCACCTCCTGATGTTGATGACGCCCAGCAATAAGATACATACCCACTACAGTCTTGTCTGTATCCATTTGTTGTTGCGGTTTGTGAGTATGGCACTTTCTCATCTACCCACACCTGAGCCCTTTTCATAATTTGGTCTCTTGTAATAGATGATGCAAATAATGTATTATTGATATTAGTATTTATAGCATTTAGAGACAAATCTGCTGTAAAAAATGTGAATAAACATGTTAACAAAAATATGAGCATTTTATATAAATATACTAGAATTTTATCTTTATTTAAAAATTATTTTATTGTATTTAGCAAATCATTCATATATTTAATTTCTACTAGCTGTGTTGAAATAATGTTTTCAGCAAGTCGTTTTACACGTTCTGACTCTGTTTTTTCTAGTATTGATTCACTTGTTAATAGTGCCATTGAATGATGTTCAATCATCTCATTCAAATAGTCATTATCATAAATATATGATTGATTACGGTATAAATATACAAATATAGATATTACTAAACCTAAAGACAAATAATAAATAATACTAACTGAACCCATATGGTAATCATACATTAGCACTTCTAAAAATCCCATTAATGAAGCCATTATTATAGAAATGTAGAATTTACCCATACTTAAACGAATATTTGATATTTTATTTGTCATTAGTGCGCTCATTATTACAAATTGGATAACAAAGCTCCCTAAAATCATCACAAATAATGATTTGTTTAATTCCATTTATAATAACAAATATTTTATATATATTTTATTATATTATATTTGTGCGTTTAATTTATTGTTTTATTTTTATAAAATATAATCTATTTGAATATTATAATGTCAAATATTACTTCTTCAATGATACTTTTTAAGAAAAATAGTCATGATAATACACAAATTATTAAGGAAATTGTTGATAACATGAAAAAACGAAAAGACCAAAAATCACGTATAGTAGCTCATAATAAAAGTGTTGCCAGAGATAGAGCTCTTGCTCAATTAGAAGCTCAAGCACAAGCACAAGCACAAGCACAAGCACAAGCTCAAGCACAAGCACAAGCACAAGCACAAGCACAAGCACAAGCTCAAGCACAAGCACAAGCACAAGCACAAGCACAAGCTCAAGCACAAGCACAAGCACAAGCACAAGCTCAAGCACAAGCTCAAGCACAAGCTCAAGCACAAGCTCAAGCACAAGCTCAAGCACAAGCACAAGCACAAGCACAAGCACAAGCTCAAGCTCAAGCTCAAGCACAAGCTCAAGCACAAGCTCAAGCACAAGCTCAATTACAATTACAAGCACAAGCAGAAGTACAAGTAGAAGTACAACCGTTAGCATACAACCCCCAGAGAATTATCAATAAAACAATAATTGTTAAAAACGTTAATGTATTTTAGGGATAATTATTATCCATATATTATTTTATGTATATTTTTATATTTTATATATATATAAAATGTCTCAGAATACTTCTGGAATGATTGCAAATGCTGTTGACAATGAAAGTATGGTTATATTGACACAACCAACTAGTTCAACTCAATCAATAACTGATTTTAACACCAAACTAGAAAATACAGTAGTAGACTGTTTAGCTGCTCATATTCCTGCGTCAGTTATTTCTGCCGCATCTACTTCTACCAATGAGGTTGTATCAGCTATTTCTAGTAACTTTACCATTACTCCAGTATCTACTCAAGATAGAGATACATTTGATATTCAAACAACAACAGATGTTTCCGATATATCATTTGCGCTAATATCACAATATGATTCATCTGTCCAAGAGACACCTGATTCTTACTCATGTAATATAGGAACACCCAATAAGACTATTGAAAAAGACAATTCAATTATTGTACCATCTGCTTCTATTTATGACTCCAATGTTGCATTTAAGTATGAGTACAATGGTTTTATATGTCCTTCTACTTCAAATAATGCTAATGAGGCTTACCCTACAGACGTAAATGGTACTATCCCTGACCAAGGTACATGGCAGGCAACTTTTGATGCGGAAAATAGCAACGCTAATTACAGTAGAGCTGTTAACTCTGAATACAATACTAAGAATTATAGCAGACCTATGAGGGTTGACGAATACACATTATTTAATAAAACATATGCTTTAGGAAAAGATATGACAAATTCTTCTCAACAACATTATTTCACACTTGATTCTAATGGAAAACCAATCAAAAACGATATAGATATGGAATCAGCCAGTTCGGAAAATGGATATATGGAGCCGACATTTTTACTAGGAAATAATGGTATTATGCCATCAAAGTCTTCAGACTTTGAAAATATTGGTTTAGATGATTGCGGTTCATACAGACTTCAACAATTCCCTGATGCTCCTCTTATAACAATTACTGAAGATGAAGTTTCAAATGATACTACTTCTCAATCCGACATTTCAAAATTCCCTATATTTAACGCAAACCCTAGTCCAGACCAAGTGCTCCCAACAAACACTATAACTTTAGATACATTTTATTCTATGTTTAACAGAGATTATACTGCTGAAGGTAGTGAAACTATTATGCCTGAATACAAATACACTGTAACTGTTAATGAGGCTGACAATTCAGGATATTCGCCTGCCGCCGATATGATTGCGCGCACTGATGTTGGCAATACATTCACATTAGACGATAGTAATCTTCTAGACAACGCAACATATATGGAACATTATGTTAATGGGGACCATACTTTGTCATTTGCTTCTGCCGGATTGAATATAACTACTGTTGATTCTGCGTCATCAGATAACATAGAACAAACATTTTCTTTAAACACAGAAAGAGAATATATTACAAAGTCAAATTTTGACAATGGACAAATAAAGGTAAATAACAACACTCCTACCACCAGAACTAATATTGATGAAAACTCATTGGCATTTAACCAGAACGTGTTTTACAATTCTGAACATGCTGATTATACGAGTATATCAGATGAATTAAAACAAAACGCATCTGTTACATATTTGTCACAACTTGTCGCTAAAAACTCAAAGGATGTTTCTGGTTCATTTATGAAAAATACAGGAAGTAGAGCTGGAGATTTTGCCTTAGATTTATATAAAAATAATATCGTTAATAGTAATTTCAACTCAAGTGATTTTGGATTTACCGTCCCTAACCCAAGAGATGTTGAAGCTGAAGTATTTAAGGTAAATTCATTTAAACAATTGGCAAGTATTAATGGTTTCAGTATTTTGAATAGCGGCGTTGCTACTAGAATAGATGGAGTTTCTGCGTTTGCCAATTTACGTAATATGAAAACAATATTAATTAACAACGACAATGTATATGATAAGGCTAAGATGAAATTTACCTTGAAGGATTTAGTAGGTTCTAGTATTCATACTGCTGTATCAAATGCTACTGGTTGGAGTGTTACGTCTCTAAATGGTGCTAAAATGGCTTCTTCATCAGCTGTTGCTTATGGTGCTGGAAGTGTTGCTTTTCCTAAATTAGCAGATACCATATCTCTTATCAAACAAGAGGATGATGTTAACGAAATCAATTATAGAATTTCAGTTACTACTGCTACCACAGGTTCTTCTGATAACGCGTCTTCATCATCACATTTGGGAGATTATGTAAAGATTGAGTGGTCTACAGACAATTATGACAGTAATAATAATTCAATACTTCTTACTCAAGATATGTTGACAAGAGTTCAAACTCAAATATCTATATCTC